ATCAAGCGGAAAACCCGAAACTAAAAAATCAAGTATTGGTTGGGGAGGTTTGCTTTTAGGCGGTGCATTACTTGTTTTAACAGGTGGTGCTATAAAGTATTTCGGAAACAAAAAATAAAATGACCAAAGCGCAGAAAATTTTATTGGTAATAGGTATTTTAGGAATTGGTGTAGGCGGATTCTTTTTAACAAAGTATCTTACTCGTAATGTTAGAAGAATTAGAGGTGGAACAGTTACGTTACAAACGTATGACGCTCCTCCTAGTGAAGAACCTTTAGAAGAATAATTATGGGGAAATATACAAAAATAGCAATTACCGTACCTGACGTCAATAGAAGTTTTGCGCAAGGAAGTTATAAGTATTCTGCGCCTCAAACAATAAAAGCAAATAAACAGGTTTTAAACGAAGTTTATTCTAATTTTGGAAACTTTATTGATAAATGGGGAAAAGAGTTTGAGATTGATAACTCAATAATTTCAGGCTTTATAGCTACTGAAAGCGGAGGTAAAAATTCTCCTCCTAACGAATATGACGCAACGGGTTTGATGCAGTTAACTCCTAATACAGTTTGGGAAGTATTAGCGAAATGGGAAAATATAGTAGGTTCTCCGTTATCTTATAATGCAACCTCTTTTTTTAACAAAGCTATTCCATCAAGTAAAAAATTTGAAAGAAACTCGCCACCAAATTCAAGTGTAAAAAATGAAATAATTACAGCCTTACAAAAAAATCCTGAATTTAATATAGCTATCGGAACAGCTACTTTAAGATGGCTTTTAGAAGCGTTTAAAAATGGAAATGTAACTAACATAAATAAAGCTATGGTTTCTTATAATGCGGGGTACTACGCTATGAGAAATAAAGTAAAGGGAGTAATTACAACTACACAAATGCTTAACAATAAATCTATTCCTTTAGAAAGCAGAGGTTATCTACTAAAGATGTTAGGTGTTAATGGATTCTTGGATTTGTGGTTTAAAGAAAATAATTAAAACAATTAAATTTTTAATTTATGAAAAAGCAATATATTATTGGAGGTTTAGCATTAGTAGGCGTTATTACCTTACTTGCTTGGTATAACACTCCAAAGAAAAATAAAGATGGTTTTTATAACGCAACAGGTGGTTGCGGTTGTGGGGCATAATTTATGGCTTACAAAATTTTACCATATTCAAAAGCACAAGCAAATAAGTTGGGGGTCGAAATAAAGCCCTCGACAAATTCGCTTAAAAAAATTGATGTTTTTAAAAATGGTAAAAAGCTTGCTACAATAGGGGCTTTGGGTATGAATGATTATCCAACCTATTTAGAAAAAGAAAAAAAAGGTTATTTCCCAAAAGGATATGCTAAAGAAAGACGAAAATTATATAAGCAACGTCACGAAAAAGACCGTCATAAAACGGGAACAAATGGTTGGTACGCTGATAAAATATTGTGGTAAATGGCTCTAATATACGAAAATAAAGTTCCTGCATCATACAGAACTGATTTTGTCAATAAGGTTAAGGAAATTGCTCCAAGAGTAGGTCTTGACCCTAATTGGCTAATGGCTATAATGAATTTTGAAAGCGCAGGCACTTTTAGTCCGTCTATTACAAATTCATTAGGTTACGTTGGTTTAATTCAATTTGGAGATAGTGCAAGGAAAACTTTAGGAGTTACTAAAGAACAATTAAAGGCAATGAGTGCGGTAGAGCAATTAGACTATGTTGAAAAATACTATAATATGTACAAAGGGAAATATAAATCCTATGTAGATGCTTATTTTGCAGTATTTTTCCCTTTAGCAATTGGGAAACCTGACGATTGGGTAATTGAGGGAGGTGGTCTTACGGCTAAACAAATTTACGATGCAAATCCTGCATTTAGAAATGTAAAAGATGGTAAGTTAAGAGTTTGGGAGGTAAAAAAAACAATGTTAGAAAAACTACCGAGCGAATGGTTAAAGGACGGAAGTTTTAGTTTAATAATTAAAGCATATAAAAACTATATAGGAGTTGGTATTTTATCAATTTTAGCAGGATTAACATTATATTATTATTATGGAAGAAACGTTTCAAGATAGTCAAACAGGACAATCAAATGACCAAATTGACGCAAAAATAAAAAAAGACGTAAATACTCAAATTCATCAGCATTTATCAACAGTTTTTGTTGTTGTAGGAATTGTGTCTTTTACATTAGGTGCGATTGTAAATTGGTACACAATTCAAAGACTTAGAGGAGGTAACGCATAATGAAAATATTTGGAAAAGTTACAGATACAAATAGAGAGCCAATGTCTTTGGCTAATATTACTATTGTAGCAAATCCTGATACTGATAGTTTAGCAATAAATACTGATTTTGATGGTAACTTTGAATTAGAAAACGAGAGTATTTCTCCTGATTCAGAATTTAAAATATCATATATTGGATATGTTCCTCAAACTCTTAAAGCGAGTGATTTGCAAGGGCAAAAAATAAAATTAGCGCAAAATTTAGAAGTTTTAGATAATAATGTTTTGTCGAGTGTTTCAAGCCGACCTAAATCTTCAAAAAAGTCAAATTCGGTTGAATCTACAAAGCAAAAGTTCATTCAGCACTTACAAGACCATAAATTCATTTATGCTACTATTGGAGCAATAGCGGGAATAATATTAATTGTAAGAGCATTTAAAAACAAAAAGTAATGGCAAAATTTAAAGTAATCAAGGAAATAAACTTTGGTAGCGGATTTACTAAAGATAAAAGCGGAAATTTGGTCGCTATTCAAAAATTTGCCCCCAAAGTTGACGATATAATTAGTTTAGGGCAAGTTGAAACTTTTACTATTCCGCCTTTTATGCCAAAAAAAGGATATAGATTTTTCGCTAATCCTTACGAAGTTTCGCCTAATAGTTATCAGATTATACCAATAGATGCAGTTGAAGCAGTTACATCTTCAAGTAGTGCTGATGATTCAAACATTACAGACAATAAACCACAATCATTTTTGCAAAATTACAAAACGCAATTAATACTTGTAGGAGTATTAATAGCGGGATATTTCGCATATAAAAAATTTAATAAATAAAAAGTTGTGAATATAGCAAAACTATCATTAAGTACAAGAATGGCGATAAGTAATAATTTCGGATTTCCAAAAGGGGAAAATGGAACTATTGGTGCTATTGTTAGGGTAAGTAAAAACATAGACAAAGAATTAAAAGATTTAGGGGCTTCTATAGGTTTAATGCAAGGTCAAAAAACAGGAGAATATTTTACAATTCGATTCCCGATTAATTCTCTTGATAAAATATCAGAAATTGACGGTCTTATTTATCTTGATATTGGAGAAAAAGCAACTCAAGATGACCCTGTAATAAATCCTGTAAATGGCGGAATTAGTAATTCACAAATGCAAAAAGATTTAGATAAGCAATTTCAAGATGCTTTAAATGAGCAAAAGGCTTTAAATAATACAAGTAATTTAGTCTTAAAATACGTTTTTAATCAAGATTATGAGGCTATTGGAACAAATCCAATAGATAATAACCTAACAGACCAAAGCTCGTATAAGTTAAAGCATCAATTTAAAAAAGGAGATGTCTTTGACGGAAGAAAAATATCAATTGGCGAAAATCAAAATTCTACAAAATCACAATATATAATTGAGATAAATTCTGATTATCATAATTTAAACGAAGACGGTTCATTTTCAAATTTAAAAGGAATATTTCAAGTCCCTGAAAACATAGTAAGCGAACAAACATTTTTACAAAAACACAAAAACCATTTACTAATTGCAGGAGCATTAGTATTAGGATATTTAGCATATAAAAAATTTAATAAATAAAAAGTTATGGCAAAGTATAAATTATTAATTGAAGCAAGTCAGTATAGTTACAAAACTGTTCCCGCACCTGAATTAACGGGTGGAGATGGAACAAAAGAAATTAAAGACAAACTTCTTTATACAATACCTAAAGGTACTATTGTGGAGGCAGAGCCATTAAAATTTAATGGTGGAGAAAATGAAGATTTTCCTAATAGTTTTCAAATTTCTTTAAAAAAAGATACTGACAAATATCCTATATTTTTGGGTAACATTAGAGATGTTAAAAACAATACTTATTTTCAAAAAGAGTTAGAATTAGTTTCTGATGATTCTAAAGTCACATTAGACAAAAACGTAAAAGTTATAAATTCTGAACAACACGGTTTAGGCGCAGACTATCCCGATAATACAGATGTCGCTCCACAAACATTTTTACAAAAACACAAAAATCATTTACTTATTGCAGGAGCATTAGTATTAGGATATTTAGCATATAAAAAATTTAATAAATAAAAAAATATGGAAGAAGTAGGAGCAGTAGCACCCGTAGCACCCGTTCAAACAGTAGCACCTGTACAAACAGTAGCACCAACATCAAGTGGCGGAGATGATGTATTTGAAAATATGTCAAGTCAAAAACCTATGGACTTGAAAAGTATTTTGTTGTTTGGACTTTTATTTGCGTTTTCATTTTATGGAATAACGTATTACAGAAAAGCAATAGCGAAATTGAACGAGGATAAAAAACCAAATGAGGAATTTTTGAATTTAGTAGATGACGTAGAGGAAGTTAAGTACAATGTTAAAAAAGCATTGGGTCAAAAATATAAAACCACTTAAATAAAAAAAAAATATGAAAACAGGAACTAAAATAACAATTGGAATACTTTCAGCAATAGCATTAGGAACTGCTTTGTATTTCTTTGTGTTTAAGAAAAAAGCAGACGATAAAACTGATACATCAAGTGCTGATGATGAAACAAAAACGCTACCACCTAAAAGCGATATGATTGAACAGATAAAGTCCGCATCATACTCTAAAAGCGATACACAAGAGGATAGAGATAATATTCAATCTGCTCTTGAAAAGATGTCAGATTCAGAGTTGTATGACACTTATCTTTTTTCAATTGCTTTTCAAAAAAACATACCTCTCACAGATTCTCAAAAGAAGAGTATGGAGGATATTTCAAAAAAATATAACATTTTTACATAAAATCATTATGGCAACTGAATCAAATAACGGAAAAGCAGTTTTATTAGTAGTGCCTTTAGGTCTTGCTATTTTCTCTTATTCTAAAGGTTATAGTATTGGTAAAGGTGTATTGGTAACGGTTTTAGGAAGTGTAGCAGTAGGTGTTGCTTTAGGCGCAACTTCTGTTGCTTATATGACTTACAAATTAGCCAACAAAGATTACATTAAAATAGAGTAGGCATTAATATAGCGTTTTAAAAAAAATAATATCTTTACCTAAATTATAATAATA